CCAGGGTGCGGATGACTCGTCATCCCATAATCCTGCCAGCGCTCCACCTTGTCGCGCACCTCACCAGAAAAGATCGCCAGCTGCAGTTCCTGCATTTTCGGATCGTCATACACCAGCCGAACCACGGCCCGCCGGGCCATCAGGCGCACGCGCCGGGCAATCGGGGCCAACAGGCGATTGACCGTGCGTACTACCATGGCGATCCTCCGTCGCCTTCCGGTACCGGCAGAAGCTCGAAGGCCTCCGGCCGGCACAGCTCGATGTCCGCATGGGTTCCGCTGTTGTCCAGCCGGTAAGCGACCGCCACGATCAGCATGTCCCGTTCCAGGTACAGGTAGGGGCATTCCACGCGCACCAGGGTGTTGGGCAGCCACAGGCCGCCGGCATGATGCCAGCCCTGCACTGTGATCAGCGGCCGGGCGCTGCGGCCCATGCGCACCGCCGCCTCCCATAGCGCACGTTCCTTCAAACCCGCTTTATCCGAGATATCCTCGGCCACGATGATCAGCGGGCGGTACCGGCTGACGTTGTTGTCGCTGGCTTCGCCTTTAGGCCCGGCGTTCTGGTCCGCCGTGCTGGTGTCGAACCCGATGTTCTGTCCCTTGCAAACATACTGGCTGTAACGGTCGCGCATGCTGAAGGTGGCGCGAGCAGCCTTGATGTTCTGCCCCTGAACCAGGGCGGTGGCCACGCGATCGGTGCCGGCGCGGGTGATGACCAGCCCGCCCTGGGCGTCGGACACTACCAGCACGCCACGCATGCGGGCGGCCCGCTCGATGGCCTCCCAGGCTGTCTCGCCTTCCTGAATGGCGGCGGTTTTGAACTTGGTGCCCACGCTTGTTTCTGGGTGTACGGATATGCCGAAGGGCCTGGCGATGTCCGTGGCCACCTGCAGCAGTGTGCGGCCGCGCCACTGCCCGCTGGCCGCGATGGCACTGCAGTCGACCAGGTCGCCGGTCTTGTCCCGGCCTACGATGGTCACTCCGTGGCGGGCACTATCGAAGAATGGCAAAACTTCGTCGACATATCCGGTAATAACCGTCACACCATCCACGGAAAGCGTGCACGCACTGCCGTGCATGATCGGCCAGGCATCATCCTGCCCAACCCACCGGTCGGTGACGGTGACTTCGAAGGTCCCGGCCACCTGCTCGATGCCTCGGCGGATTTTTATTTCCTGCCACCCGGCGTAATCCTGGCCGTCAACGCTCAGCACTACATCAGTCATCGATCAACACCTCCAGGGACTCCCCGCCGGGGACAAATCCCGGATGGGCGATGTTGTTGCGGGTGACGATGGCGTCGGCCTCGGTGGCGTCACCATAGATGGTCTGGGCAATCACCAGGGCCGGCAGTGTAGCGGCCGGGGTGTAGGTGTCGACCCTGGCCAGATCCGCGCCGCGTGCGGTAAAATCGGTGACCATTGCCGCACGCAGGTCGCAAATGGCGACAAAGCAGGCATCGTCACCGGCCAGTTCCGCCTCTGCATCAAGCCGGTCCGCCAGTGTGTCCCGGTCGGTCTCCGCATCATCGACGCTCTCGTATTCGATGCCGGCCGTGGTGCGGACCGCCTCGACCACGGCCGCACGCCGGACCAGGGCGTTGATGGCGATCTCGTTGCGCGCCTGCCGCGTCAGCCCGATGGATTCCACACCACCTATGCTGACCGTTTCGGTCACGGCCCTGTCGTCGCTGAACAGGTCGGCCAGCTGGCCGTAGGCATCCAGGGCCCGCTCGATGCGGTCCGGCAGGTTGGCGATGTCTGTCACGATACCGTAAATGTCCGCCGCCAGATCCGCCGGTGCGCGAATCAGCGACTCCGCCGATTGAGCAAGCGATTGAAGATCGTCCACAAAATCCGTAACCATCTCCGGCACGCTGGGAATCAATCGCCGAACGGCATCGATTTTATCGGCGACTCTTGAAACCAGTGATTGGGCGTTGTCCATGACGTACCCTGGAGAGGACGCATCGAAATTTTGAGAGAACTCACGTTTGGTGTAATACGCGGTCACTTGGGCGTCATCATCCACAGCCTGGGTAGTGTCGGCCGTGGCTTTCGGAAAAACCTTGTCTCCGGATTCGGCAAAGGTCACGGAAAACCGCGCCATGCCGCCCTCGCGGGTGCTTTCTCGCGGGCCGCGCACCTCGGTGGCCGTAACGGTCAACTCTCCCAGGTAGGGGTGGATCAGCTTGCCAGGTCCGGGCTCCTCGAACGCGGCGATCAGCGCATCCCTGGCGGACATATAGTCGGCGCCGATGACATAGATGGTCATCGAAAAGCGCCGGGCCTTGCGGCCCAGGTCCTCGGCATAGGGCTTGTCTCGCAGGGGGAATTCGTGCAGGGCCGTGCGTCGTCCGATCTCGCCGTCGGTCGATTCGGTGACGAACGGCACCTCGCGAAACGATCCGGCAAGCAGAGAATCTTTCCAGCTCATCAGTGGGCCACCATCATCCTTCCGCTGTCAAAGTCCATGTCGAGGTTTTCTCCTTGAAGTTTATCGACGGTGACGAACCCGCGCGGGTCAATGCTGATTTTGAGCTCACCGCGCATCTGTGCGTCCTTGAGTCTGGTCTCGGCCTGACGGTACTCGTACATGTGCGTCGATCCCAATTTTGCCCATTTGTTCATCGTGTTGGCCAGGGTTTCCAGGTCATAGTCGGACAGGCGCTTGTCGACCTGGGATCTGGCGAAATCCTTGGCCATGTCAAACGCCACCACGGAGGCGCCGATTTGGGTCATGGCGCCTAAAACTTTTGCACCCGTCCCCAGGCCGCCTGGTCTTGATGTCTTCGAGGGGGATGCTTTCCCGGGCTTGCTGCCTGGTACGTCCGGGTTCCATATGGATGCCGGGCCATTGACCACATATACTGGAACGGCGTCACCGAATGATCTCGCCAGACCGCCGGCACCCGACATTGCGCCCTTCTTGCCTCGGGAGAGAAGTTTTTTGCCCAGCTTGAAAACGCCCAGTTTTTGCGCCGCCACCAGCCCTCCGCCGATCATGCCGATATTCTTGCCCAGCTCCAGCCAGCGCTCCACCGTGCCAGGCTTTAGTCCGTCCAGGTACTCGGTAAGTTTCTTTACCGGTTCGGTGAGCTGGTCGTCAGAGAATTTATGCCAGACCGTATAAAGGCCACGAAGCGCGGCATTGAACGTTTTGGCAGCCCGGATCGAATCCCTGGTAATCGTGGTGCCGTCGGCCTGCACGCCATAGAACCGGTCCAAGCTCTCCACGCCGCCGATGCGCAGGAACTCCGATATCGCCGCGTTGAAGGACCGCACCGCCTCACTGTCGCCGAGCACCTGTTGGATGATCGACCGGTCACCCTTGGTGCGCTCGACCAGTTCTTTCATCAGCTCGTTGATCGGCCGGAGCACCTTGCGCCCTTCCTTCAGTGCCTCCGGATCGAACACCTTGATGCCGCCGCTCTGGAACAGTTCGATCTTCTTTTTATCGCCCAGCACCCGCATCAAAGCCTCGAATGATGTCGCGGCCTGCTCGGACGACCCGGTGCCCTGGCGGATCACCTGCAGTACGGCGCCCATTTCGCGGATCGCCGTCACACCGCCGCGTCCCATGGCCGTGTAGGCGGTCACCACGCGCGGACCGAGCGCAGCCAGGTTCTGAAGGGTGAATGCGCCCTGTTTGCCCTGCACGGTGAGAATGTCCAGGGCCTCGAAGGCCTCCCTGGCGCCCAGCTCCATTTTCTGAAATTCAGCCAGAATGCCGCCGATTGAGAGACCTTCCGCGCCCGTGGCCGATATGGCCAGGCCGATGTTGCGGATGTTCTCCTCGGCGAATTTCAGGTCGCCGGTTTTCTCGATGATCTCCTCGACGGCGGACAGGATCTGGCCCGGATCGACACGGATGTCCGGGGCCTTGGCTACCTCGAAAATCCGATTTTTCAGGCCGTCGATTTTTTCCTCGCCCACATCGGCCTGGATCCCCAGCCGGGTCAGCCGTTCTTCCAGATTCCCCACCTGGCGGATGGCGCCGATACCAGCTGCCCCGGTGATCAATGCGGTGTAGCGATTCCCCAGGCGGTCCAGCCCACGGCCGGCCACGGCCACGCCCCGGCCCAGCAGCCGCATGCTGGCCGATCCCCGGCGTCCCAAGCGGTCCAAGCCGTTGGTGAACTGCCGGGCGCGGGACTGCAGGTTGCCCGAAAGATTGAGGAGAATGGATGTCCGTAAATCGCCCATGTTCCGTTTCCGTAAAGGTGACCGGCCGATCGCCCCTTAAATGGCCGTTTAACTGCGTTTCAAAAAGAATTGCAGGCTGGTTAAAAAACGCCTCAATGACAGTCCGAGAATTTCGGTCCGGGTAAATCCGGTGCGAGCGGCCAGGATCAGCAGGCCGGGTGCCACCGTGTTCTCCACCGCCTGCCTAATCTCGCCCCCGGTCGGTGATCTCCGCCATGGATACCGCGTCCATCGCCTG